TTTAGTTCCTGTAGAATAATTATCTAATGAGTGTACATCATGACCCTCTTTTATTAATCTTTCTATTAAATTAATCCCAATAAAACCTGCTCCCCCTGTGACTAGTATTTTCATTATGCTTCTTGGGGTTCAAATATTCCAATATAATCTAAAGCCTCTATATAATCATTCTCAGGAAACTGTTTCATAGTACTCATATCCATTCTCCACTCATAAAACTCACCTTCTTTGTGAGGTATTGGGTATTTTTCTTTTTCCTCTTCTTTAACAGGTACAGCTAAAACTGCTGCCCATTCCCATTGTTCTGCAGATTTACCATTAGCAAATATCATTCCTTTTTGAGGCATATTTACAGTTGATGGCATCCAAATTTTTCCAGCATCATCTTCTCCCATTAATTCTTTATATAAATTAGGAAGTAATTCCATTTGTTCTTCAAAAAATTGAGTATCTTTTTTTAATAAAGTATTTGTTATAAAACCACAACCATAACATTGATAGTTAGTAATTTCTTCATTTACTTCTTGGACATAACAGGCATCTGAGCCACATCTATCACATATTTTTAAATTATCTCCCATCTTATACTTTTTTTAATGTTGGTAATGAAGTTGACTCTAACTTAGGAATATTTAATTTTACTTGTGTAGGTACATCTACATTTTTATCTAAAATTTTAATAAGTAAATCTTTCATAGCTTCAAAACTAAAATTCTTTTTTAATTTATTACTTAATGTTTTTGATTTAGGTTGCCATTTTTTATAATTTTTCTTTACATCAACTAAAAAATGTCCTAAATGACCATGATCTACACCAAACCATTTTGATCCTTCTATTAACATATCTTTTTGTTGAGCCGACGGATGAATATCTTCTAGCTTTCCTCCCATTATAGGCGTTAATTTAGGATTTAAAAAATCTACATGACCACTCCATCCAGTTGCTATAGTTGGTTTACCTGTTAAAGCAAATTCTAACAATGGTCTACCAAACCCTTCACCTTTAGTTGCTGAGATTTGTGCTTTTATTTTTGGATGATTATAAATTTCATTCATTTCAGAGTCTGAAAGATCACCATGAATTAAATATACATGGGGAAGTTTAGTTCCTGGAGTAGATCTTTTGATAGAATCTATTCTTTTTTGTACTTCTCTTCTATCCATATGAGACCCTTTACCACAACTAGTTTTTAATATTAAAGCAGGAGCATTTGATTTTCCTTTAAATACTTCATAAAAAGCTTTTATTAATAACCCTACATTTTTTCTATCTTGACCTAACTCACCTTGTAACCAATGACCTACAAATAGATAAGCAAATTTTTCAGGAATATTATTAATATGATTATATAATTCTTTATTTTTAAACTCTTTTACAGATTTATAAACATCTAAATTAGCTCCTTCAAATAAAACTTCAACAGGTGTAGTTAGTTTTAATGTTGATTTTTCATTAGGGTTAGTTTTATTAGTTGCTTCATATGTAGTACTTTTAAATACATTTTTAGAATGTAAAGATGAAACTAATACTAAATCCATTCTATTACAACCCTCAATCCATTGTGGGGCACATGCTGTAGTTTCAATACCAGCTGTTAAGCCAATATTATATTTTCCTACTTGTTGAAATTCATTTGGAACTGTTACTTGACACCAAATATCAGGTTGAACATTTATACCAGGTATAATATATTCTTTTAAAAATGACCATTCTTCAAAATCATCTAAAAAACCTTTTCTAGTATCTCCCCACCTTTGTGATAATATTTTTACTTGATATTTATTAGATTCAATTAATGCTTTAACAAAATCTCTACTTCTAGCTCCGTAACCTGAGTAAGTGTCTATTGGGCAACTTATGTAAAATGTATTTTTCATTTAATATGTTAATTTATGTTGTAACTGTCTTGGTTTATAATCATCATCACTATAGAATACGAAGTTTTTTCGTGGATTCCAAGTAGCAAACAATTCCTCCATCCCTTCTGTAAAAGTATTAGCCATTTTAACTGCCGTGAATCCAGCTTCATCACTTATAGCCCATTTTCTTCCTAATTCTCCTCTTCTTTTTCTTTCTTTATTTCCCATAGCATACATTTCTTTTAATCTTTCAAATGCATCCCTAAAATCACATCTACTATCCCATATGTAAGGGGTAACCATAGATCCTACCATACCTAAAGCTTTAGGATAAACTGGTAATGCCCATTCCCCATGTTCAGTAAATGTACCATAATGGTTTGAAGGTATTTCTTTTGAATTTGTATACCAATTACCTTCATTATCAACAAATCTCATTTGATCTTGCATCCCACCTGTTGTATTAGCTATAAATGGGGTTCCTGTAAGTAAAGATTCAGTTAATGATAACCCCCATCCTTCAGCTGCAGATAATAATATAACAGCATCAGCCATATTATATAAATAATTCATGTGAGAGTGGTGAAGTTTTTGATTTGAAATTAATACTGTTTCATCATCAACACCCATAACATATTCTATTACAGCTGGTAAATCAGTACCATGTTCACTTCCAGGTTCTGTATGTAAAATAAATAAACATTTATTTCTTTCTTCCTCTGTTAAACTATCAGTAAATAATTTCCAAGCTGCTATAGCATCAGGAATTGATTTACGTCTAATATTTCTAGAATTAAAAAATAATATAAAATCTTTATCTTTTCCTTTAGTAAACCTATTTTTAAATGTTTGAAAATCTTTATCTTCTTCTTTTAATGGGAAGAATTTTCTAGTATCTAAACCATGAGGAACATATTTTATGATTTTATTTTTACATCTTTCTTCACCTAAAACAATTTCATTAATTACTTTTGTTTGTTTTGAAATACCAAATAAAGCATCACATGAATCATAAAATTCTTCATTATATTGAGGTGCAGGCATATCATCCCATATATTAAGATAAGCAATTGGAATTTCTTTTCTAATTTCCGCTTCCATATTAAATACCCACATAAAGTATCTAGGATCTGTAATTAAAAATATAGCATCTGGTTTTTCGATTTTAATAACTTCTCTTAAGATATCAGGATTACCATAACTATCTACAGGGTATAATTTTACATAAGCATCATCAATACCATTTTCTTTGTTAGTATCTTCTGATATATCTGCTACTTTACCTTTTTCAGGATGTTTTACAGATCCAGCTATTTGAACCCAATTATATCTATGAGAAGTATTTACTACAATTTCTCTACCAATTTGAGCAACTCCAGAATGAACTCTAATATCATCTGTTAGCAATAAAATTTTCTTCCTATCACTTTGTTTAATATAACCCTCTTTCATTTATTTTTATTCTTTAATTTCTAAGTTAATTTGATTGTTTATTTGTTTTCTAAAATCTTCATCTGTAAGATATAAAAAGATAGCTCTATCAGCAAGCTTTTGGAAACTAAATTTTCTTTTTACACATTCAATTTTAAAATTTTCAAATAATTTACTTCTTACTTTAACACTAGTTAGTGTCATTTCTTTACTATTTGTCATAATTTTTATATTTTAATATTTGCATATACATATATGCGGATTCTAAAAGGTTGCAGAACATAAATGAGTTTTATTGAATGCACACCAATTACAATTATTATTAGGATTATCAGGAGTTGGTTGATGATCTACTTCAGCATAACCTTCTCTATCGAATACTTTTGTTATAAACTCATTTAAAGCATTTGTTGCTTTATTCATTTTTACTTTTCCAGATGCAGGGACAAATTGTTGGATCCTTGGTATTACATAATCTTCACTTTCCCATAACTTACGTTTAACAATAAAAAATTCTATATTAATTTTTTCTAATGGAATGTTAAATGTTTCACTAAAAAACTTTTTGTATAATATAAGTTGGAATTGTTTATCTTCATCCTTTTTAGCCCATTTACTCCATCCTTTTGTTGACGTTTTTATATCAATAATAGTCCATTCATCTAATGTTTCATTGTATAACACAACATCTAAATAACCTTGGTATACTACGTTTGTATAGCGTTTATTAGGCGTAATAATTATTGGTACCTCACAACCAGCTAAGTATGTGTTTTTCTTTGAAAAATATCTTGATCTTTTTTTAATTAAATAATTAATAATGTTTACCCCATCTTCAAAAAATTCCCTTAATTCAACAGCATCACTAAAATGACTATTTCCATTTTTCTTATACTGTACCCTATATTCTTCTGATAGTTTTTCTTCAAATATTCCAATAATATTTTCTCTATCAGCTGCTGCCCCACTAACATCATACATTACTGTTAAATAGTGTTGTAAAGCTTCATGTAAAGCTGATCCAAATACAGTATGAATTGTAGGTGTATAGGTTTTATGACCTTCTTTGTATTGAAGTGACCATTTTTTAGGACACTGTCTAAACATAGAAAGTTGTGAATAAGAAACATTTTTCTGAAACGCATGATTGATAGGTTCAGGATCGTAATTTCTTACTAGCTTTACTATAGCGGGGATTTTTTTAGCCAAAACTTATTTTTTCCATTTATCACGTCCAACTAATAAACCAATAATACCATAATTAGCTATATCAATAAACGTGTCTTCCATTCCTTCTCCTTTAACATAGTTTTTACCATTTACAAGAAGATTTTTTAGTCTTGAAATTTTATCAGTAAGTCTAATTGCTAAACCTGTAAGAGAGAATTTTTTGTCTGCTTCAATTTTTAAATCACCACCTAATGAAATATTATTTAACCCATAGTCCATATGTTTAGCTGCAAACATTTCGTACATTTCAGATTGGATATTTTTAAATTCTTTAGATAATTCAGGGTATTCAGACTCAAATTCAGCTACTACATCACTTTGTAGTACTTCATTAACTACAACCCTTGATTTTCTATTTGATTTAATGTCTTCCTGCATTTCGTAGTATTTTTCAACTGTACTTCCCATTATATTACTTCTTTATTGTTAAAATATTTTTCTAAAATTTCTAGTCTTTCATCTGCTGATGATAATAATTTAAGTGTTTCAGTACAGTTATCCCAGTAATCTTTAGTTGAATGATCACCTATTCCTGCTGGGTGGTTTGTTAGTAGTTCAATACTAGCTAAAGCTTTATTTTTATCTGCTTCTGCTTCTGATTTTAAAAATTTGTATACTTGAATGTTCATGATTTAAATAATTTAGTTATTAATTTTTTTTCGGTTCCCATAGATAATAGAATATTTTTCACTTCTTTTTTACCTAAAATGTCAATATAATGATTTGCTTCACGATACCCACATTCAAAATAAGTAGCTATTATATCTAATAACTCTTTATTTTTATTTTTAATATTAGATTTAATGTATTTATTCCATACTTTCTTTTTAGGAATCATATTACAATAAAAATTATAAATTCCTACTTTATCTGTAGGATGCATTCTTTGAGCTATATTAGCTATTTCAATATTTTTCTGCCCCATAGAAATAAACCTATGAACCATATAAGAATTCCAACTTTCCCAATCTTCATCTGAAAATTTGGATGATGAGGATTTATGTACTGTTATTTCATCTAACCAATCCCAGAGTTTCATATGTTATATTCTTTAATATCTGATTTCCATCCTCTATAATATAAATCTTGAGTAGCTTCATTTATACCCCAATATCCTCTTTGTAATCTATCCCAATGAGGAACTGATTTAAAATCAATAGGTGCTCTATTTTGATAAAAATCCTTCCATCCCTCTATTTTTGCTGTAAAAGGTGATGCATCAGGGTGGGCCTTTAAAGTACCATGTTCTCTTCTTCCTAAACCTGCGCAAGTCATAATAAAC